TATACAAGGCAATTTAATTACTCCCACCATCGAAGATGGATTTAATGATCCACGTCGACTCACAGCAGCAGATTATGTCGACACTCCAGATGGAGTGGCTCCAGTACAAGATCCTACAAGATCTTGGGGATTATCCCAATCCTTAGAGGATGCACCGAAAACACCTGAGTCAGTCGAGATACTCACCGATGGCACAGGATCTACGATTACGGAAAAGACTCTGACTCAGGATGATCTACCTTATTATCCTAGATACAGGGATATCACCTCTGTCAATGAAAAGTCTCACACCACGATACGACCAGACTATAAAGCAACCACACTTCCAGAGACAGTTGGGTTTACACTACCAGCAGACAATACCATCAAACCCAAATATCCATTTAATAAAACACTCGAGACGGAATCAGGACATTATTTTGAAATAGATGACACTGTAGGTAGGGAACACATTGTGAATTTCCATCGCAGTGGTACATATAATGAGATCACAAACACAGGGGATAGTATTTATCGTCATGTCAATGATCATTATGAGGTAATTTGTAAAGATGAAAATGTATATATTGGTGGCAATGCGACACTCCATGTTGAGTCTGGTAATATCACTATTAATGTGCAAACAGGTGATGCCAGCATACATGTTGGAGGCAATGTTTCCGCCACGATCGGAGGTTCAACAACCATTACATCCACCGAAGATATTAGCATGACTGCTCCTACGATCGCGATTGATGGGGAAGTCACAGTAACAAAAAATATAGTTGCTCAGGGTGAAGTGACAGGTAAAGAGATAGAACTGTCAACTCATGTCCATACTGAACAGGGTGATGGTAAAGATGTATCCAAACCCAAATAGATGGGTTTTCATGTATAATCTCTTGAGTAAATCCATACAAACTGTATAAATAACTGATATGGCAACTGAAATAGTAAACAAAGGTAAGAATGTCGCGAAGAAATACTTTACCGATCTAGATCTTAAATTTGGTGCGAACCCAGTGACTCGAGACGTGAATCTTAAGAGTGACTCTGATGCCATTCGACGAGCAGTCAAGAACCTTGTGTTGACAGACAACTTTGAAAGACCCTTTAAACCTGGAATCGGAGCGAACATCCGAGGACTCTTATTTGAGTTAACAGGGGAGGATCTGATAGATGAAATCGAACTACGCATTAAGAAACTGCTCCGCAACTTTGAACCTCGTATTGATAATATAAAAATTGTTGCGAGTGAAGACACCCTAGACAGCAACGAATTGGCAGTGTCAATATATTATGATATAAATAATGATCCAAGACCCCAACAGTTGGATATAATACTCAATAGAATCAGATAGGAAATAACATGGCGATCAACAGTTCATCCCTCAATGTAACAGAAACTGACTTCGAGAATATATCAGATAATCTGAAAGAGTTCCTCAAAGGTCAAAGCACACTGAAAGACTATGACTTTGAAGGTTCTACACTGAGTATCCTGATCGATCTCTTAGCATATAACTCACACATCTCAGCATTTAATACCAACTTGGCAGCATCTGAATTATTTTTAGAAACTGCACAGTTGAGAAAGAATGTGATCAGTAGAGCCAAAGAGTTAGGATATGTGCCGACTTCATATTCAGGTGCATCCTCACAGTTTGAGATGCAACTGCTGAATGTCCGCAGTGCTGATGGTTCTTATCCATCCTTGAGTGAGATGACTCTGGTACGAGGATCGCGATTCTCTACTGTGTTTGACAGTTCTACTTATAACTTTGTGGTGACTTCATCGGTCACTCCTACACAAAATGGTTCCACCTATACATACAGCAGCATCCCTTTAAAACAAGGTACATATGTCACGGATACTTATGTGTACGATAGTCAACTTTCAAATCCTAAATTTAAACTCAGCAACGAAAGAGTGGATGCAGGTTCTATCTCACTGTCTGTGAACAGCGACAGTGTGACCACAGGTTGGACGAAAGCAGGGGATCTTTCCAGTATTACCACAACTTCAACAGTATTCTTTACGCAAGAAAATGATGAAGGATTCACCGAAATATATTTTGGTGACAACACCATTGGATTATCTCCTAAAGACGGAGATGTGATTACAGCAACTTACATTGTTGTGGATACAGTTCATGCCAATGGTGCTAAAGTATTTTCATTGATTGATGCGATCAATGGATTCTCTAATGCAATCGTGACCAATGTGACCACTGCTTATGGTGGTGCAGAGAACGAAAGCATTGAGTCAATTAAATTTAAAGCATCCAAGTTTTATTCATCGCAAAATCGTTTGGTGACTCTCAATGACTATAAAGCAAAGGTCACTGAGTTTTATCCTAACGCAGATGCGATAGCAATATGGGGTGGAGAAGATAATGATCCACCAGAGTATGGCAAAATCTTTTTAACCATTAAACCTATTAATTCAGATTATTTAAGTGAAAATGAAAAAGATGTGATCAAGTCTCGTTTGCGTGACTTGAACATGCTCACTGTTCGACCTGTGATTGTAGATGCGGAAGTAATAGATATATTAATTAAATCTACCTTTAAATACAATCCAAGAACAGCAACAGTTTCCAAGGGAGAACTAGAATCTCTAGTGACCTCTACTATTACAACATTTGATACCAACAATCTTAATGGATTTGATGCGGTGTTCCGATCATCTAACTTGTCGAAAGACATTGATGCCACGGATCCAAGTATCTTATCAAATGTCACAACAGTTAAACTGAGAAAAACATTGAAACCAACCCTCAATACTTCGTTGGGATACACTCTCAACTTTGGTAATGCAATCTATCATCCGCACAGTGGACATGCAAGTACGACAGGAGGAATTTTGGTTTCTACAGGATTTAAAATATCAGGTGATAGTGTAACAACTTATTACTTTGATGATGATGGTGCTGGTAATTTGAGAAGATATTACTTCTCTGGTTCTACACGTGTGTATTCCGATCCTACAGCAGGAACGATTGATTACACCACAGGAAAAATTACCATCAACGGAATCATTGTAACAGGTACATCTAACACTGATAAATCAATTTACTTCACCATCGTCCCAAACAGTTATGATGTAACTGCGACTCGAGGACAACTCATTGATATTAAACAAGGTTTGATAACAGTGACAGGTGAAGCAGACACCATCGCAAGTGGTGAATCGAGTGCTGGTGTCGGATATTCATCCGTGACATCATACTCCACATAATGAATAAAGTGGTGCGAGTCCCGCAAGTAGTTTCCCTCGAAAGAGGATTTTAATTTTAGGAGAATAAAATGGCAGATAAAAAAATAACTGCATTGACCCAAGTGTCTAACTCAGACATCGGTGGTGCAGATTTACTACACATTGTTGACGATCCAGGTGGAACACCTGTCAACAAAAAAATGACAATTAACCAATTGTTTGAAAATATCCCTACATTTTTAGCATCTGATGATCTTACCACATACACAGGTAATGCAAGTGCTGACCTCAATACTGAGTTCACAACATTGTATGACTTGAATGCTGCAGCATCATCAACGACTGCTACAGGTACATTGGGCGATGGATCAAACACAGGTCAATTAAAAATAATCGGTATGACGACTGCTCCTTCCACAAGTTCAACTGCTGTAATTACAGTCACGAACTTTGGTTCTACAGGAACTGCAACTAACCAACTCACATTTGATGCAGTTGGTGAGTTCACACTCTTGTTCTGGAACGGAAGCAAATGGTATGTCGTTGCAAACTATGGTGCAACAGTAGCATAATATGCCTTTTTCAGTAGACAAGTTTTCTAATCAAATAACCAGACTCCTCCCTGGATTCGTCCAAGAGGAGTCTGATGGATTACTTGCCTTCTTAAAAGCATACTTCGAATTTCTTGAGAGTGGGGTTCTCACTCTCAAGTCTGAAGAAGAACTAGATTTCTTAAGTCTAGAGGCAGAGACAGGATCGGTCTTATTTGAAGATGCGACCACTGCTCCGACTCCGACTGCGAAATCAAAAATAGTAGCAGAGCAAAACTCCAACAATGATAACATTGGTGCGACTGCTTTTATCAATGGAGAATATATCTTTGGTAATGCCTCTGGTGCACTCGCAAAGATTCGTGTTGTCGCTGACAGCAAAATATACATAGAAGAAATTAACTCTAGAACTTTTGAACCAGGAGAGACTATTATCGGTAGAACCTCTCAGCAACAAGGTGTCATTGCAAGTTTCCAAGAAAACAGTATCGCAGCAAATAATAATCTGCTTAAATATGCAGATATTGATACGACCATAGGATCATTCCTTACTTTCTTCCAACAAGACTTCATGCCGAGTATCGACTTCTCTGTATCTGCAGATAAACGATTACTCATTAAGCATGTCAAAGATTTATACCAACGCAAAGGAACTAAAGAATCATTAGAGTTCCTCATGCGTATCTTATATCAACAGGATGCAGAAGTTGCATATCCTATTGAGAATACTCTACACGCATCCGATTCATCTTGGATAGAACCTAACATCATACAAGCATATGTTGCCGAAGGGCAACCACCCAACAATGGTAAAGTGGTGCGATATGCTGCCGATGGGGTGACCATAGAAGCAGAAGCGATCATTGAGAATGTATACTTTACAGCAGGGGATGAAACTGCGTATCGTTGTGAGATCTCAATCAATCACCTTGGCACTTTTGCTGTGGGTGATGCAGTATCTTTTATTAATAGAGATGACAATACTGTTACGACAGGTGTTTTGCGTGGAGTAGTCAGTGGCATTAATGTCGATGAAAGTTCTACCTATTTATCTGATGCCGATGGAGATAGAATCCTATTAGAGGGTGACACAGGTTCAGGTTTATATCTCGAAGGAGGGGATGCTGGTTCTAATTATAGTATCTCTGATCAAATTAATTTTTCTTCCGCAATCGGAGACGATGCAGTTGATGCAACTGCTCAGATTAACGGATTAACCTCTGGTGGTGTGACTGAAGTCTATGTTGAGGACGGAGGTTCTGGTTATTCCACTGGAGACTTAGTTATATTTGATGATTCGTCTACGATGGGTTCTGGTGCTTTCGCACAAATAGAATCAATCGGAGATCAGATTTTATTAGAATCTGGTACACAATGGGGTCATTTTAAATTCACAGCAACAAATGGACAAACCATCTTCGAAGGACATGATGACTTACATCAGATGATGGCATTTGATTCTGCCACAGTGGTAGTCTATCAGAATGATGTAAAACTTACTTCAGGATACAATGTCTTCACCAATAAGATCGTATTATCCTCAGGTGCAGCACTCAATGATAAGATAGAAGTCTATGCTTATTTTAACAACCTAACTTTTGAAGACGGATCTGTCGTTGGATTAGATACCAACCAAACAGAAATAAGATCTATTCAAATTAGTTCTCCTGGAGCAGGATATCAATTTACACCTCTTGCTTATCCAGGTGGGTTTATGTATTTTTCTGATGTGACTGGATTCCAAAAAGGTGAAGTCATTACAGGCAGTGATGCAAGTGCTACAGGTATTATCGTGTATGTAGACACAGAACTGAATCGTTTGGTGGTCGGAAGAAGAAGTTCCGATGCTAATGTATTCGCAGCAACCGATACAATTACAGGAGGCACCTCTGGTACTTCCGCAACAATTATCAACCACAATGTGACATCAGGTACAGGTGCAATCCTTATACCTCATGGCGATAACATTGGTGGTATCGCATCCTTGCGTATGCAAGATGCAGGAAACAAGTATGATGAGAGTGGTATATTAGATGATGCCGATACCATTGTCACGATGCTTGTTACCACACCAAGTACAACTCCGACTAGAGATACAGTTTTAACAGGAGATACTTCAGGTGTGACAGCAACCATTGTCGATTATAATAGCAATCGACATATATTAAAAGTTAAAAACATATCAGGTCCATTCTTAGAAGGTGAGACTTGTACATTCTCTAGCAGTGAATCCCTCAAAGTTGCTAAGTATAGACCTCTCAATGCGAGAGGTAATTTAGCAGGGGAAACTGAAATCGATGGAAACTTCTTAAACGATTATGGTTACACCGATGCATCAGGAATGGCAATACATGATTCACTTTATTACCAATCACATTCTTATGTGGTCAAGGTTGGTGAATCTATTAATAGATATCGTTCTATTGTCAAAGACTTAGTCCATCCGACAGGTCATATCTTCTTTGGTGAAGTAGCAATACGATCTGATATTAATGCACAAGCAAATATATACAACAGAATATTTGATGGCACGAATGTCTCTCGTTCTTTTGTACCTACATTATACATTGGGTCTAAGGTTGACGCATTGGGTATTGTTTATGAAGACAATACATGGTACGATGAAATAGAGGGTATTAATAACGAATATGCAGTAGGTCTAGAAGATGACAGTGGTGTATTACGAGCAGAAAGATACTATCAAGAAGGTTCAACTATTTATGATCAAGTCACAGGACAAGGATTCGTAGTTGGTACTGACATTGTAGAAGATACCGATGACTTCTATCGAAGAATCGTAGAGGCAGAGGCAAAGATGCATGCCAAGCATGATATTAAAGTTATTATCCCTACAGCAAGTGCAGATGTGTCTGACGAAAGTCCAGTACTACGAGCAGCAGGTGTTCCTGTTGTAAATACTGATCCAAGAACCGATGGATCTATTACTGAACCTAACACCGAATATGGTGACTCAGAAATGAGAAGTCGACATGTAAACCTCTTTATCGTTCAATCAATCGCTTCCGCATCCTCACAAGTAGGAACTAGAACAGACCAAAGTTCATCCACAGCAACAACCCTTGCGATTGATTCAGGATCTCATGATTACTTTAATAGAGATGGAATCAAGAGACCAGCAAGAGAAGGAAAAGTTTATCAAGTATCTATGTTCGAAGAAGAACGATTGGTACTCGAAACAGGTGAGCATATCTTACCTGAACCAGAGCATGGAAACATGCGTATGGAAAATGGTATTAACCAGAATAACAATACCAACTTAATTACAACCTCTACCATTTTGCCACCAGATGATCATCTGGCAGAGCATGGAGATAATATCCAATTAGAAGATGGTGATCGTCTGGGATTAGAAGAGGCAACTGTAAATGAGATACAGGGATATTTCGTCACAGAGCGATCTTACGAAACATCTAAATACCTTATGTCTGAAGATAATGATAGAATCATCAGTGAAAATGACGAACCTATCTTACAAGAAAACGCAGGAGAAACTTTAGTCACATTTGCTAGAGTTGGACCCTCTGTGCGTACGATTGATATTATACAAAGACAACAAGTTTACGATATATCTTACTACATTTTAGACGAAGAAGAAGATAATATCATAATGGAAGATCAGTTTGGTTCTCTTATGTCAGAGGCATCATCCTCTGAAGGATTAAGAATCGCTGATATAAACCACACTTATGCTAACTATACAATACAACAATTGGATGAGCATAAGCATAATAAGACTAATTTTTCTCTTTCAGCACATGTTGTGTCTGGAGAATGAGTATAAATAGTATAACAATTAAATATTAGGAGCAAAGAATGGCTGCAATTATCACAGAAAAGTTTCGTCTGAATAATGCCCGACAATTCAAGGAAGACTTTGGTGAATCTGCTTCTAGCACATACATGTTTATCGGTCGCCCATGGTTATGGGGAACTGACGATACTGTCGTAACACCAGTGGATAATAATTCCAATGAAATCGACGCATATGACGACATGGTTGCTTTGAAGAAAATCACCTCATCCGATGTGTCACATGGTATAGTCAGAAGAGACTGGACAAGTGGAACAACTTATGACGAATATCGTCATGACTATTCCTCATCAAACACTTCGCCCACAGGGGCATCGAATCTTTATGATTCAAAATTTTATGTAATTACTGAAGATTACAATGTTTACAAATGTATTAGAACTGGAAGAGATTCTTCTGGTAATGCTATAGCATCTGATGTAAAACCAACAGGAACTTCAAGTTCTACTTTGGTTGCTACTTCAGATTCAAGTGCTGCAGCAGGTAGAGGATATCTCTGGAAATACATGTACAGCATTAGTGCATCAGATGTAATTAAATTCGTAACAAATGACTTTATCCCAGTTAAAACTATTGGAGCACAAACCGAAGTGATCGGTGACAGTGCTGCTATAGGTTCAGCAGCAGCAGACGATAGTTCTGCACAATGGGATGTTGAGAACGACGCAGTTGATGGAGCAATTCTTCATGTAGCAGTTGACTCAGGTGGAGCAGGAATGAACAATGGTACTTACACCAGTGTCCCAATTAAAGGTGACAATGGTTCTGGTACTGATGCAGAATGTACTGTGACCATCGCAGGTGGAGTGATTACTCACATCACCATGACAACAAATGGTACAGGATATAGAAATGCTCAGTTAAACCTTGCTGACATTTCAGGTGCAGGGACTAACTCTGGTACATTAACAATAACACCTGTTATCTCACCAATTTATGGACATGGATCAGATCCTGTTTCTGAGTTGGGTGGAAACTATGTCATTCTAAATGCTCGTTTAGAGTATGCAGAAGGGTCTGGTGATTTCCCTACAGATAACGATTTCCGAAGAATCGGATTAGTAGTTGACCCATTTAATGATGGTACTACTACAGTTGCTACAGCAAGCACACTATCAGCATCGAATAAATTTATATTCGCATCTGGTGGATCAGCCAGTGTAGATGATATCATTATGGACGCAAGTTCTGATGGAGTCGGTGTAGCAGTTGGGCGAGTCGTTTCTTATAATAGTTCTACAAGAGAAGTTTCATACATCCCTGTTCAAAACAGTGATGGTACAGTAGAAGACTTCGCAGGTTCCGATACAGTTTATGTATCTGGTGCCTCAGTAGGAACTGTTTCCTCTATTACTGCAGGATATCCTGAAGTAGAAAGATACTCTGGTCAAGTAACTTACATTGAAAATAGAGGTGCTGTATCAAGAGCAGCAGACCAAATCGAAGATATTAAACTAATCATAGAGATGTAATTGAGGAAGCATAATGGAGAAGACTGATCTAAATGTATCGCCATATTACGATGACTTTAACGAAAGTAAAAAGTTTCATCGTGTATTATTCAGAGCAGGTAGACCGATACAAGCAAGAGAACTTACACAGGCACAGTCCATATTACAGAACCAAATCGAAAGATTTAGTGATCATGTATTTGAGGAAGGGTCTATTGTTCTTGGAGCACAATCGGATGCAGACTTCGAGTACCATTATGTAAAAGTCAAAAACACTAACCCAGAATCACTGGGTACTGCAGACGTCGAAAGTTATAGAGCAAGTTTCCACGATAAGTATTTACAAGGTGGAACTACAGGAATCGTCGCAAAAGTTGTTAACTCTACAGCAGAAACAACTGACGATTCACTGACTCTTTTTGTCAAATACCTTGCAGCAGGTACTGACACTGACAACTCTCGATTCTTTGATGCTCTAGAAGTATTGTCCGAAGTGACAGTAGGATCTGATGGTTCTATTACTTCAGCATCAAACAATAATCAATTCCAAGTTGAATCTGAAGATAAGGTTCCAACAGGAAGAGGTTCAGCAGCAGCAATCTCAGAAGGTATCGTCTATGTAAGAGGATACTTTGTTAAGGTGGACGCACAAACAGTTATCTTGGAGAAATATTCTCCAAGACCATCTTATAGAATTGGTTTAGATATCACAGAATCCTTAGTCTCAAGTGCTAATGATTCTACACTCCTAGACAATGCACAAGGATCATCTAATGAAAATGCTCCAGGTGCCGATCGTCTTAAAATAGATTTTAATTTTGCTAAGAAAGGATTAACAACTACCACTGATGTCAACTTTATTGAATTGTTAAGAGTCAACAATGGTATAATCGAAAACAAAGTTAGCAATACGAATTACAGTGAAATCGAAAACACATTGGCAAGACGAACCTTTGATGAGTCTGGTGATTATGTGGTACAACAATTCACTACCTCGTTGAGAGAACATCTAGACGATGGTACAAATCGAGGATATTATTCTGAAGCGAATGGTGGAGACAGTACAAAATTTGTCGTACAAGTTTCCCCAGGAAAAGCATATGTAAAAGGATTTGAGATAGAGAAAACAGCAACGACTCCTGTATCAATACAGAAAGCAAGAACAACTCAATCCTTAACTGCTGCAAATACTCCTGTTCGTATAGGAAATTACCTCAAAGTCACAGATGTACATAGTGAACCTGAGTTTGGTAATGAGTCAGGTGATGATACACAAGCACCATACAACTATGTGAAGTTGTGGGATACTGCGATTGCTACTCCAGGAACTGCACCTTCTAGCATACATATTGGTTATGCTCGTGTAAGAAACTTTGATCATCTAAGTGGCACATCTTCAACTGTAGGCAACTATGGTATCTACGATCAAACGGATAATTTCCAGATGTATCTTTTCGATGTCAAGATGTTTACAAAGATTACTTACTCAGGAAAGACTGGTACTTTTAGTGCTGGTGACCAAGTAAGAAACGCAGACAATACCAAATCAGGTATTGTAGCATATGATGCATCTAGCAATCTATACTTACATGATGTTGTAGGTAATTGGGATGATGCAGATTCAGTGACTTCTTATGGTACTGGATCTGGTGCTATATCTGCAGGGCAAAATACAGCAACAAGAAATTATAACATCGATAGAGTAAGAGGTGTTTCTCAAGTTCCGAATAACTCGGCAAGAGAAACCTTTACTGCTGATGTTGTTACAGATAATGACTTTATCCTAACAGGAACAGTATCACTTACGAGTGGTTCTACAACTGTGACAGGGTTTGGATCATTATTTAGTACAGAACTCAAAGAGGGAGATATCTTAGTTGACTCAGCAGGAAACGAAAGAATCGTTTCTTCAATCGCAGGTGACACTTCACTTACATTGTCTTCAACTGCAGGTTCAACACAAACAGGTAATATCACTCGAAGAAGAACTAAGATTTACAATCAAGAACAAACAGTTGCTATCACATCATGGGCAAGAGACTATGTATCTAACCATACACCTGATCAATTATCAGTTAGAAGGCAAATAGTAGATACAGTAGCATCCCAACAGATAGCAATCGAAACTCAAACAGGGGAAACCTTTGATACTATTACAGCAGATAACTTTATTCTTGCTGTAGTAGAACCTGCTGGTGGTGGAAACTTAAACGCAGGTGATATCATAGATGTATCTGATAACACAAACAACATTACAACTGCTATTACAACTTCAGGATCACAGCAAACATTAACGATCTCAGGTTTTGATGCTGCAGATGATGGTGCAATTTTAAAAGTCACCTACACTGTTGATATCAACTCCCCACAAAATAGAGACAAAAACTTAAAATCTGCTAGAGTATTGAAAGTAGGAAGTGCCAGAACTGCTGGTGGTTTCTATGGTACAGCATATGATGACAAAGAAATCACATTAGGTGTATCCGATGCTTTCAAACTAAGAGCAGTCTATGAGGGTGTAGATGGTGCCGATGCTATCACTCCTTCTTTCACAGTCACACAAACTACTTCTGCTGGATTTGATCAAGGTGAAGTCATCGTAGGTCAAACTTCAGGTGCAAGAGGTGTGATGATTAACTATGGTGGTACAGGAAACACTTCTTATTACTACCTTACTTCGACAACTGCATTTACTGATGGAGAATCTATTATCGGTTCAACATCTACAGCAGCAGGAACATTGGGTTCCTTAGATGCAGGTTCAAAAGTTATTACAAACAACTACTTCTTTGACGATGGTCAAAGAGATGGTTTCTATGACTTAGCAAAAATCGTTAGAAAACCTGGAGCACCTGCTCCTGTTTCACCTGTGATGGTGGTGTTTGATTATTTCACATCATCAGGTTCTGGTGATTTCTATGATGTCAATTCTTATAATGGTATTGACTATGATGAAATTCCTCAGTATATTTCTAACAGAGTAGATCCTGAGTCATTAGAACCAGATGGAGAATATGAATTAAGGGATGCTGTTGATTTCAGACCATCTCTTGGGCAGATATTAGGTACAACAACATTTAGTACCTCAACACCTGATCCTAGTTCACCTGTAGACTTATCTAATTCTACAAGTGGTGCTGTTCGTGCTCCATACTATTACGAAAACAAATCATTTGAATCATCCACTACAGGAGTCACAGCATCTGGTGCATCTATCGTTGATATGCTAGTACCAGGATCCAATGTTGTTGGTGATTTAACTTTCTATGTTGGTAGAATAGATAAACTGTATCTACATAAGACTGGTTCATACCAAGTCGTTCATGGTACACCATCTTTATCTCCAACTAAACCAGCACCCATCGATGATGCTATAGAATTATTTGAGTTCTCACTCAAACCTTATACAGAATCTCTCGATGATGTCGTGATCAAATCACAAGACCATAGACGATATACAATGAAGGATATCGGCAAACTTGCTGATAGAGTTAAGAATCTAGAAAGGGTAACAACACTTTCTTTACTTGAAAAAGATACTCAATCAATGCAAATAATTGATGGTGATGGATTTGATAGATTTAAGTCTGGTTTCTTAGTAGACAATTTTAGAGGTCATGGTGTTGGTGATGTAAACCACCCTGACTATAGAGTAGCAATAGATGCGGAAGAGGGTAGTCTCAGACCAATGTCTGTTTCTAACTTCTTTGATATTAGTTTAGACACTACAAACTCAGCAAACTATGTAAGAACAGGTGATCTTATCACTTTACCATTTACACAAGTTTCTTTTATTAATCAAAGCAAAGCAACAAAAGCAATTAATGTAAACCCATATAATGTGTTTGCCTTTGTGGGTACTGTACGACTATCTCCAGGAAGTGATGTATGGAATGATACAAGTACACTCCCTGCAATTAGAGTCAATAGAGAAGGAAACTTTGACACAGTATTAGCAGGCAATGCCAATTCATTAGGTACAGTTTGGAATAACTGGCAGACAACATGGGTTGGTCAACCCAATAATTCAGGAACAGATACGATTACAAATCGTGCAGGTTCATGGGAAGGAACTCCAGGACAAGGTGGTCGTTGGGTTCCAGGTGCTAGAACTACAAGAACAATTACTGAAACTCCAGAAACACAAACAAGATCTGGTATTAGAACTTCTGTTGTAGAAGAATTTACTGAAGATAGAAACACAAGAACTGTTGGTATCAGTATCATACCATTTATTAGATCACGTGATATTACAGTCACAGGTGATGGATTTAAACCTAACACAAACCACTTCGTATTCTTTGATGGTATTGATGTAGACTCTTTCTGTACTCCAGGAAGTTCTACCTATTCACAAACAGGAAGTGCGTCTTTGGGTGCAGGTGTTAAGTCTGACCGATCTGGTGATATATCCTTTACATTTAGCATACCAAATAGTTCAGCACAAAGATTCCCTACAGGAGAAAGAACTCTACTAGTTACTGCGTCTTCAACTCAGTCTATAGATTCTGATTCTAAAGGGCAAGCATCATATAGTGCTAGAGGATTATTACAATCTAACCAAACAACAATTACTTCTACTAGAAATGGTAGAGTGGTACAAGAAAGACAAACAGGATCAAGGTCAATCACTCGTAGAGGTGAAGAACTTAACCAAGT